GACGCCCTGGACGCCGCCGCCGACCTGATTGGTGAAGTGGCCGATGCAGAGCAGCGAATGGAACTGTCGGCGAAGTATGAAGCCCGCAAGGCTGAATTTTAAGGAGCGGCAGCATGATCACCCACGACTTGATTCAAGGCACCCCTGAGTGGTTGCAGCATAGGCGGCTTCATCTGAACGCCGCAGACGCCCCCGCAATGACGGGCTGCTCGCCGTACACAACGCGCACCGAGTTGCTGCACCGCATGAAGACGGGCATCACGCCCGAAGTTGACGCGGGCACACAGAAGCGATTCAATGATGGGCACCGGTTTGAAGCCCTGGCCCGCCCGCTGGCCGCTGAAATCATCGGCGAAGACCTGTACCCAGTCACAGGCTCCGAAGGCGAACTGTCGGCCAGCTTTGACGGCTTGACGGCAGATGACTCAATCTGCTTTGAGCACAAGACGCTGAATGACGCCTTGCGCGCTGCCTTTGCGCAAATGGACACCATTGCGCCGGAATATCGGGATGCGGCTGGTGCGGATGAGTTGCCATTGATGTACCGAGTGCAGATGGAGCAACAACTTTTGGTTTCCGGCGCTGAAAAATGTCTTTTCATGGCCAGCAAGTGGGATAACGACCACGGAGTACACAGTCTGGCGGAAGAGCGCCATTGCTGGTACGAGTCAGACCCGGTGCTGCGCGCCAAGATCATCGACGGATGGAAACAGTTTGCCGCCGACCTCGCCGCCTACGTCCCCACGGAAACTGTCGAGCCGGCCGTCGCAAAAATGGCCTCCATTCTGCCGGTCGTGTTTGATATGCGGGTCGAGGGCAAACTGGTTTCGTGCAACCTGGAGCAGTACAAGCCCGCCGCCCTGGCCTACATCAAGGCGATCAACACCGCGCTGGTGACCGACCAAGATTTTGCCGACGCCGATGCCGACGCGAAGTATTGCCGCGATTCCGCTGACAAGCTGGAATTGGCCATCGAGCAGGCGCTGGGCCAAATGGGCGACATCAATGCGGCCATGGCCACGGTGCGCGAGATTGCCGCCGCCTTTGATGCCAAGGGCCTGGCGCTGGAAAAGCTGGTCAAGTCCGAGAAGGACAACCGCAAGATTGCGATCATCCAAGCGGGAAAAAGAGCGCTGGACAGTCATGAGGATGGTCTTCAAGAGCGCACCCAGCGTCACTTGCCGCGTACCATCGCCAACTTTGAAACGGTCGCCAAGGGCCTGAAAAAGATCGACAGCATCCAAAACGCAGTCGATACCGAGTTGGCCCGGTGCAAGATTGAAGCGAGTGCGATGGCCGACAAGATCGAGGCCAATCTGAAAGCGATTGCCAAAGCCGGGCACGAGTACCTTTTTGTTGACGCCGACAAATTGGTAGTGAAGGCCCCGGAAGACCTGGCCAACACCATCACAGCGCGGATCGCGGCGCATCAAGCCAAAGAGGCTGCTCGGGTTGAGGCCGACCGGGCGCGCATCCGGCAGGAAGAGATTGACCGGCTGGCGCAGGAGCAGGCCGAGGCTGATCGTGTGGCTGCAAAGGCTGCTTCGGATGCTGTGACCAAGGCGCAGCGCGATGCCGCACCAACGCCACAGGCCGTGCCGTTCAGCGCCGTGGTGGCCTTAATGCCCGCCGCCGTTCGCAAGGCCATGGAGCCGCCCGCCAATGAGCAAGAAACACCCACGCTGAAAATGGGCAAGATTTCCACGCGCCTGGGCTTTTTGGTGTCGTCCAAGTTTTTGGCTGAACTCGGTTTCCCGCCTGCGTTAGTTTTGGGTAACGCTTTGCTTTACAGGGAAAGCGATTTCCCTGGCATCTGCGCAGCCCTGATTGCCCACATTGAATCGGTTTGCGAGACGGTTGCCGCAGCAGTTGAACTTGTGGAGTCATCGAAATGACTGACACCACACACTTACGCAAGCTGACGGACGAAGTGGAGGCAAAGTTCGGCGATGCTGGCCGCGTTGCAGTCGAACCAAAAGCCATGCGCGAACTCCTCGTCACCATAGACCGGCTACAGCTAGACAAGGTACGAGATGCGCTGGTGATCGAAAACTTGCACAGCACTATAGCCAATCTCACGGCAGAGAAGGCGCGCGCTTTCGAGTATCACGCGGCAGAGCTGGCTGATCGAACGGCAGATAGAGACAGTTGGGCTGACCAATGCGAGCGCCGCGTGCAAGATGTTTTGCGAGTTGCGGCAGAGCGGGATGCGCTGATGGTTGGTGCATCAGAGATGGCAGCTATTGAAGCGCAGGAGCCGGAGAAAAAGCACGGGAACACTGACCCGAACAGTTACGATTATTTAACCCGCGATGATTCGCGGTATGCCATAAAGGAGCTGAATAATGTGTGCGATGTTTTGAGGAAAATACCAGTTTTGTTAGTGCAGGTAGAAGGCAAGCGAAGGCATGTTTCCGACCTTGAGAGGGTAATCAAAGACCTACAAGAAAAACTCTACCTCGCCGCTGGTGCAAAGGAGAAGCCATGACTAGCAGGGAGGCGTTTGATGCGTCGTGGGGTACAGCGTATCACGCAAACATCACCTACGAGGGTGAAGGTGACTGCTACCGAGGCTTGGCCGCTGAAATTGGCGTGACAAAGTACCTCAAGAGGTTTCCTGATGAACAATGAAACAAGACCGCAAGAACTACGGTGGCATTACGGCCCGACACCAGACGACAAAGACCCAGGGAAGCGCTGGCATTACGACTGCGGGGGCGAGGTTTTGTTTTTTAAAGATGGGCTAGTTTGCGAAAAGTGCAAGCAAAGTTCTGCCTATTCCGAGGTGCAAAATGAACAACACTGACCTGATTGCACGGCTGAAACAAACTAACCAGTTTTCGCCAAACGCTGACGTGACCACGGCGGAAGTTGTTGCCGCGCTGGAAGCGGTACAGCCAGCAGGGGAGCCGGTGGCAACACTGCTCAGGGGTGGCGACTACGCCTTTACGAAGGGCTCGAAGCCTGACGAGTTTGATCCAGTCATTCACACAGAGGATGACAATCCACAAAAATCATGGGATGCGTGCTGGCAGTTGCAGGTTGAAAGCGCGGCACATGAATTGCCTGCAGGCAAATACGAGCTTTACACCCGCCCAGCACCACAAGTGCCGATGACAACGGAGGATATTGAGACTGCATTTGGCAAGCGCTACCCGCACGATCTGCCGCTTATCAAGCTGGCGGAAAACAACCGTGACTATGCGCTTGAAAGCATTGGGGCTCGGCATCATTTTGCCGCGTTCAAAGCCGCAATTACTGCCGCCGAAGCCCATCACAAGATTGGAGTTAAGCCATGATTGTTGTACCAAAATTGTCTTCAGTAATGGTTAGTGAGTGCTTGGAGGCAATAGCGCTTTCCGAGCTACCAACCCACTCGCACAAATGCCCGAATTGCGCTTTACCCGTTCGCTACCCCGTCGCAATACGAGAGCGGGACTTGGAAGATTTTGCAAAGCTGATGGCTTCCGCGAAAATAGTTTTAGAAAAACACGGGTACACAGGAAAACTTATCGCGGAAATACAGGCGCAGTGTTACCTTCAAATTGCTCAAAATAATAGAAAGGTTAAACCATGACGCCAAATTAAGCGGAGCCGAAGGCGTCCGCTCTTGAATGACAGGTTATGCGGCACACCTTCGAGGGCCGCGATGGAGAACTTAAATGCTGAAAAGACTCGAACTCACAGACCCAAAAAGCTGTTTTAACAAAGCCTCCCCCGATGAGCCAATTTTCACGCTGCGTGCGAAAGACCCAATTGCTGCAATGGCCGTGCGCCATTGGGCAACGATGGCCTATGCCGCGCACGAGCCAGGAAAACTCAAAGATGCAATGGACTTGGCGAATGCAATGGACAAGTGGCGCGAACATCACCTTCCGCCGCAGCCAGAGGTTGCCGACCGTGCGGCATAACGCAGAAATCAGCGCCCGTAGGTGCGATGGATTGCCCAGTTAAACCGAATTTTTACCGGAGCAAGACGATGGAACAGACATTTACGATCACAGTCACGAAGACTGTCCGAGTGAGGATTGATGACAAGAACTTGACGGCAGCCGCTGTTGCTAACTTTAGCTCTGCGATTTGCAAAATCAATGGGCCAGATGATCTGATGAAGCACGCCGCGCAAATGGTGGCTCAATACGAAGACCACTTTGTAGAAGGCATCGGGCCTGCTGCGTCTTTTTGGCAAGGCGAAACCATCGGCTACAAAATTGAAGACGAGCAAATTGAGTGTGAACTGGATACGGTTTAACGCAGAGGTGAGCGGTTCATCCACTCGACCGCCCGGTTAAATGGCTGAAACCTGAATGGAGAAAAGCAATGCCTGAGTTCAATTTGAATAATAAAGTGCGCGTGAAACTTACTGATGCGGGGCGCGCTGCGCTGAAAAGAGACCACGCTCTATTCTGGTCTGCGCAGGGGTGCACCATGCCATACCTTCCTCCGAAAGAAGATGCAGATGGCTGGAGCGAATGGCAGCTCTGGAGCCTGATGTCGGCGCTCGGTAACCTTGTTTTTTCGAACGTGATGGAAACAAGCATCCAGATTGAGCCATTTAACGTCCAAACTAAGCCGACGCGAAGCGGTCGGCCTTGAGTGACCCGTTATGCTGGATTAAGCCTACTTATTAACTCGTAGCTTATGAATCTCTTGCTTGAGTTGGTCTATTTCGGATTGCATTTTCCCGATTGCATTGGCGAGGTTGGAAAGACCGTTATACAGGTTGAACTTTTCCGGCTCTTTCCTTGAATCGCCAAACAACCGCAGATTTTCTTGAAAACAGTTAAAGGCGTTTTGTGAATCAGACATTAAATACTCCTGTTGACGGGCTTGGTTGGGATGAAATACTTTTGACAATTCCTGTGACTAGCATGACGGCTTCAGAAGTTACAAGCGCGGCAGAAAAGGCCGATTGTGCGGCTCAGTTTCTGGTGCGCCAATTGACAGACAAAAAGCATAACGCGGTCATGACTGGGCCGCAAGCTCCAAGTCCATGAACCTGTTATGCAACGACTTACCGGAGAGAAATATGACTGATAAAGAGCTACTAGAGCTTGCAGCGATAGCCTTTTGGAGGGATGAGATTGACGACGTTTGCTCAATCCGTTGGCTTGATAAAGATGAATGCATTGGCTACACGCATGGAGATAACCAAGACCACAACGGGCGGGATGTTGAGTGGTGCTGGCAACCGCTCGCAGACGATGGCGATTGCGCCCGACTTGAGGCTGTTCTTGAAACCGAAATTCAGTGGCACGAAGACGGTGTACAGGCAGGCAAGCGCAGCAACCCAATTAGCGCATTCTGTTTCTACGCTGACTACGGTGGCGACAAGAATGCCACTCGCCGGGCCGCATCAGTGACTTTTGCGGCAGAGGTCGGATCGCTGCATAACGCCAAATTAAGCGGATCAGAAGGCGTCCGCTCTTGAATGACAAGTTAGAATGGAATTTTATGAGCGACACAAACTGCCCGTACTGTGATGCCGAAGTTGAAATAAACCACGACGACGGCTACGGATACGAAGAGGGCCAAACGCACCAGCAAACATGCCGGAAGTGCGGCAAGAGGTTTGCCTACACGACGGAGATTTCTTTCCACTACGAAACCGCGCAAGCCGCCTGTATGAACGCTGGTGAGCACCGCTACAAGGAATTTAAGCAATACGGGTGGCCGGAGCCGCGCACGATGATGCGCTGCATTGACTGTGATCACGAGACGCCGCCATTGCCTTCTAACGTCATGCTCACCGGCTTGCCGTAGGCAAGTCCGGTGCAGCTAGTGTTAGGGCGCTGGTGCCGAAGCGCGACCATGTTTGCGTGTTACAAAATAGTTGTTGACGTTGGCGGTTGATGTGCTACAGTAACTACATCGCAACACAGCAACCCGGAGAAGCAAATGTCCAACGAATACGCCACCGCCCTCGCCGCCCACAACGCGGCCTTTGCCAAGTTCGACGCCGTGCGCACCGCTTACCGCGCCCTGAAGGTTGGCGACGCCGAGTTTCTGGCTGCCAAGAATGAATACGACGCGGCTACCAAGGCATACGACGCCGCATACACCAAGGAGGCTGCGTAATGGATGACACCTACAAGCTGGCGCTGATGCTTCGCGCCGCACTGGAAGAAGCGCATGACGCGATGGCTGCTTTCACCGACCCCGAAGGGGACATGCCAGAGAACACCGGCAAGTTCCGGGACTTGAAGCTGGCGCTTGAATCGGCACGCCTTGCTCTTGCGGCAGGGACCATTGAAGACGTTGAGCAGGTTGAGGCCGACAACCAACGCATACGAGACAAGTGCATTGGGTACTACGGCTATGACACGAGCCGCCTGAAGTGATCGACAAGAGCAAAGGCGGACGCCCGCCAGCACCGCCCGGCCTGCGCCGGGTAAACGTGCCGTTGCGCCTGCCCGAGTGGCTTGTGCAGTGGATGGCAGAGCAGGCCGAGACGCCTGCGGAGTTGATAGAAGCCGCACTGCTGAAGGCGCACAAGTTGCGCCCGCCGCGTGCGCCCTAACGCGATATAGATCGTCGGATAAACTGGCCGATTTTTGACCAAATCATCCTCCAAGTCTCGAATAACGTGCGCAATCAGCTATGCTAAAAATAGCGGCAAACCCGGCAAACCCGGCAAGCGCCGGAAAAGCCAACCGGGGGAAGGGCTCCCGGTGCGCCTACACCCCCCACTAGGGTTAGACGAATCTCCCCGCGAACCGCATCATCCGGGGGATGACAGCAAAGAAGGCCAAGAAGCCCGCCAAACTCATCAAATCAGCCCAAAACGACACAGCGAAAGCCCGTCGTTTGCGGTTTATTGAAGCATTTTTGTCAAATGGTGAAAACGCCTCGCAAGCCGCTCTGGCTGCGGGTTTCGCCAAAAGATCAGCAGGCCAGCAAGGCTCCCGGCTGCTAAAAAATGATGAAGTGCGGGCAGAAATTGACAAAAGGCGCACAGAAGTGCTCGATAAGTTCAGGCTGACGACTGAACGCACCTATCAGGAAATCGCCCGCTTGGCGTATGCAGACCCCCGAAAATTCTTCAATTCGGATGGCTCTATCAAGCCAGTCCATGAGTTGGATGACGACTGCGCAGCGGTGATTGCCAGCATTGAGTTGGACGAAATCAAGGCGGACGGCCAAACCATCGGCGTGACGCGCAAGATCAAGTCCTGGGACAAGAACGCCGCGCTTGAGAAAGCAGCCAAGATTTTGGGCCTATTTGGAAAGGACAACGCCCAAAGCCAGCCCATGACCCGCATTGTGGTTATGCCTGCCAAGGATGCATTTTGACTGACCCGATTCTTTGGGAGCCATCTCAAAAGCAGGCCATGCTGCTGTCGGCCATCGACTTTGAGGTACTTTACGGTGGCGCAGCGGGTGCTGGCAAGAGCGACGGCTTGCTGCTGGATGCTTTGGGATTGCAACAAAACGCCATCGGCAGCCGCAACTATCAGGGCATCCTGTTCCGGCGCACATTCCCGGACTTGCGTGACCTGATAGACCGATCCCAGGAGCTTTACCCTTATATGGGCGAAGGCGGGAAGTATGACAAGACCTCACATATCTGGACGTGGCCCAGCGGTGCGCGCATTGAGTTTGGGCACATGCAGTACGACTCTAATCGTTTCAAATACCGGGGCAGGGCGTTTCAATACATCGGCTGGGACGAGCTGACCCTGTTCCCGACCGACATCCCATACCGCTATTTGCTGTCTCGCGTGCGGACGGTAGACCCCAAGATAACATGCTACGTGCGGGCAACGACCAACCCCGACGGCCCAGGCTTTCGCTGGGTGAAGGATTATTGGCGCATCCAGACCGAGGGCGCATCAACCCGCTTCAAGATCACGGTCAAAGACCCTGAGACGGGCGAAGAATCAGAGACCGGGCGCCGGTTCATCTCGGCGCGTTTGAGCGACAACCCGCACCTGGCCGATTCTGGCTATCGCAAGACACTTCTGCTGTTATCAGAAGAAGAGCAGCGGGCATTGCTGATGGGGCGATGGGAGACGCCCAACATCAAAGGCGCTTACTACGCCCCACAGATGGAAGCGGCCCGGCTGGAAGGTCGCGTGCTCAAGATTCCCAAGACTCCCGCCATTCCGGTCAACACGTTCTGGGATTTGGGCTGGAACGACACCACCGCGATTTGGTTTCACCAGCGCGTTGGCATGGAGCACCGGTTTATCGACTACATCGAGGCCAGCGGCAAAGACCTGGCCTTCTTTGCCAAAGAGATTCAGGATCGGCAACACACCTACGGCATCCATTACCTTCCCCACGATGCCGAAAACAAGACATTGGCCAGCGCGGGCAAGAGCGTCAGGATGCTGCTTCAGGACTTGCTGCCAGCTCACAGGTTTGATGTAGTGCCCCGCACTGAAAGCCTGGTATCGGCCATCAACCAGACCCGCGCAATCATTCCAGCCTGTTGGTTCGATGAAGACAGATGCGCCGACGGCGTTTCTTCGATGGAGGCCTATCGGCGCGAGTGGGACGAAAAGTTGGGCGACTTCAAGGCCGAACCGCTGCATGACTGGGCTTCAAACGGGGCCGATGCCTTTCGCCAATTCGCCCAAGGCTACCGCGAACTCTACCGGCCCGGCGAGCGCCCAACAAGCTGGCGCGACCGCCTCGGCATCAACAAACGAACCAGGTCGGCCCAGGCCGCATGAGCATGGACGCCACCAAACCAAACCAAAAAACCATCATCGGCTATGACGACCAGGCGCGCGAGAACTGGGCGCGTTTCCTTTACGGCAAAGACCGTGGCCACCTGGCCTACATGGAGCAGGCCCGCAAGTGCGAGGGCATGTACCTTGGTGGCGGGCGCCAGTGGGACGAACAGGCCAAGGCCACGCTGGAGGCCGAAGGCCGTCCGTGGTACGAGTTCAATGAGATCATGCCCAGTGTCAACAGCGCACTGGGTTACCAGATTCAGAACCGCATGGACATCGCCTTTCGCCCGCGTGGCGGCGACTCGGACATGGACAAGGCGACCATCTTTGGCAAGATGGTGCGCCAGATCGCTGACCAGAGCTTCCTGCACTGGCACGAGACGCAGATTTATGGCGACGGCCTGATTCAGCAGCGCGGGTACTACGACTTGCGCATGTGCTTTGACGACAACATCAAAGGCGAGATTGACCTGACAACATTAGACCCGCTGGACGTGATCCCCGACCCTGACGCCAAGACCTATGACCCCGATGGCTGGGCTGATGTGACGGTGAGCCGCTGGTGGACGCTGGACTTGATCGAGCAGTATCTTGGCGTGGCCGCCCGCGACAAAGCAGAGGCAACCCATGACTTTGGGCCAGACCACGGCGAGGCGGACATGGAGACCGAGCGCAACAAGTTCGGGGCCACGCAAGCGCGCGGCATGTACGACGCCTACACGAACGATGATGGTCTAAAGAAGTACCGCATCATCGACCGCCAGAGATGGGTGTACGAGATGACACCCTGCCTGGTGTTCCCGGACTCGGGCGATGTCAAGGTGATTGCGGACATGACCAAGGAGCAGGTGGATGCCGCCATGCTCAAAGGGGCCAAGGCCGCCAAGCGAATGAGGAAGCGGATTCGCTGGGTGGTGTCCACCTACACCGCCACCCTGTTTGACCAGATTTCTCCCTACGAGCACTTCACCGTGGTCCCGTATTTTGCCTTCTTCCGTCGCGGCGAGACCCGAGGGCTGGTGGACAACGGCGTGGGGCCGCAGGAAGCGCTGAACAAGGCCGTCAGCCAGTACGTTCACATCATCAGCAGCGCGGCGAACTCAGGCTGGGTGGTCGAAGAAAACAGCCTGACAAACATGGACACGGAAGAGCTTGAGTCGGTCGGTGCATCGACCGGCCTAGTGGTCGAATACAAAAAAGGCACCACACCGCCGACCAAAATCCAGCCGAACCAAATTCCGAGTGGGGTAGACAAGTTCATCGACCGCGCCACCCAGGCGCTCAAGGATGTGACGGTGCCCGATTCCATGCGCGGGCTGCAGGGCAACGCGGTATCAGGCGTGGCCAAGCAAGCCGACCAGTTCGCCAGCCAGCAGCAATTGGCGGTGCCACTCGATAACCTGGCCCACACACGCCACATGCTGGCCGTGCGCCTCGTCAAGCTGGTGCAGCGCTATTACGACAGCTACCGGGTGTTCAAGATCACCGACACCGACCCGATGACGGGAAAGGAAGTGGAAACGCTGCTGGAGATCAACAAATTCGTGCCGGAGACGGGCGAATACCTGAACGACTTGACCGTGGGCACCTATGACGTGGTAATCAGCGAGCAGCCGATGAATGTCACGTTCGAGAACGACCAGTTTAACCAAGCCCTGGCCATGCGCAAAGAGGGTGTTGCGATACCCGACGCCACCGTGATCCGGTATTCCAATTTGCAGGACAAACACGACATTCTGGCCAACATACCACCAGCCCCAGCAGACCCGACGTTGGAGGCCAAGGCCAAGCTGCTGGAGGCCCAAGCGCGCAAGACCGATGCAGATACCGTAACCGCCAAGGGCACAACCGTATACAGCACGATGCAGACGGCCCAAGTTGTCGCAGCAACGCCGCAAACCGCTGCCATTGCCGACAAGCTGCTGCTGTCTATCGGGTTTGAAGACGCCGACGCAGCACCCATCGTGCCCGAAGCGCCCGCAGGCTTGCCGACCGTGGCGTTGCCGCAGAACACCAACCCTTTGACCCCCGCAGGCCCTGCCGTTGGCATGGATGCGGGGATTGAAACGCCGCAAGCCGATGGAGTCCAAGTATGAAATTCGTTTGGCTTTGCTTCAACGCGCAAGCAATTCACCCGGTCAAGAACTACTACACCGTTTGGCATGACGCCAAGACGCAGACGCACCACTACGATGATCCGAAGCCCATGCTTATGGATGACTTTGGAACACTGTTCGAGGTGAAACAACTATGACCGAAGC